CGCAGCGAGCCGTGCGTGCATCGTCGGACCAGGGTTCGCCTTCAACGCTTTGAGCTCACGAATGGCGCCGAGCCGTTTTGCGACGACGTCCGCCATTTCTCTTTCGGCGAGAAAGGCCTTTGCGACGACCGGCTCCTGTGAGCATCGCCTTGAGCTTGGCGTTGTTGTAGACCGTCGCGATGGTCGGATACTGCGACTCAATCGTCGCAATCTGGGTGTCCTGCGCAGCCGTGCGACCGCTCATCTTCTTGAGTTCGTAGTAGTCCTTGAAGAGGAAGACCGCGTTCAAAAAGGGGGTCTTGCGTGCCTCACGAATTGCCGTGAGGTCCGCCTCTGTCTTTGGCTGTTTCTTGAGGAGCGCCAAGAAGGCGTCACGCTTCGCCTTGAGCATATCGCTCTCCATCTTTGCATCCAGCTCACCGAACGGATCCATTGCTCTCTCACCAGAGAATCTCCAGCTCCTGGGTAGACCAGAACTCAGCCGTTCCATCGGGCAGCTGACGGCGCACCAGGAAGGGAAGCTTGCGCTGCTCAATCTCGCGCTTGGCCACGTTCCACACAAACAGCGGGTCACTGGTCCGGAGCCCTGTCAGCTCCACCAGCGGCTTGGCACCTTCTGCAAGCTGCTGGGCACGCATCGCAACCAGAGCTGTATACTCGTACTTTGTGTAGAAGCCGCGCGTGCGACGGGGCTCCTTCACAGACTCCACGACTTCGGGGCGAAACACAGGCTCCATTGCTTATCGTTGTCTAGGGATTGTTTCTTCCGTTTTAACCAAATGCCGTATGTTCAGGATGCGTCTATGGTAACGCGTGTCGTCAAGGCGGCTGCAACCGTGACTCCCGACCCGACTATCAAGTCCCGCACCTTTGTGGCCCCACTCAAGCAGGGCTATCAGGCGTCTCAGCTTCGGGCGTCGGAGACCCAGCGCTACATCCCTGGAACCGTGCTTGCGCTTCCGCGGTGGACATCACCGCAGGCGGGCCGGAAACTCTTCGTGAAGTAAAACAAGATGCCGACTCTCAGTGCCTCGGACTACACACGGTTCGTGAAATACAGGGCTGCGAACGTCTCTCCGATTCGCGCTGCGATTCAGACGCGCGACAACGTGGCGCTCTCGCAGTCTATCATCAATGCCAACCTGCTCACCAGCCAGGCGGCGTTTGTTGTGACTCCGTCCACTGTGGTACGGACGGTCTTGACGGCCGTCGTCACGGACGCCACGCGCGAAATCGTGGAAGAGGCGAGGACCAATATCATCACAGCAGCGTCGGGCGACGGGGACAGGATCACGTATACGACGTCGCAGGCCCACGGACTGACGACTGGTGATATCGTCACGATTACAGGCTTGGGAGCCTTTTCGGAAGCGAACCAGACAGATGCGTCTGTCATCGTGACGACGTCCACCCAGTTTCAGATTGCAGACCCAGCACAAGGAGACGCAACTGGGACGGGACGCATCACAGGGCGCGTCTACTACACAACCAGCATCGCAAACGGTCTCGCTGCCGGCGATGTCATCACCATCTCGGGCCTTACGACGTTCAACGCGACCAACGCCACAGTTGCCGCTCGGCCAACAGCGACAACCTTTGTGCTCCTCAGCGACACAACGGGGACGGCTGAGACGGGAAAATCCGGAGCGATCGCACAGCTCGTGTACTACATAACGGACCCGGAGCACGGATTGGGGACGGAAACCCAAAACCTGACCATCACGGGCCTCTCCTCCTTCAATATCAATGAGCTTCCAGTCTTCCGAGCTCCGACATCTACTGTGTTTGTGGTACGGAGCACACAGGCTGGAACGACTGTCACCGGCGGCTCAGGTGTGATGACAGTCTCAGTGTATGGGAATTCCACGACCTCTATCACGAGCAACGCGCGTGTCGTCCCGATTCCCGTTGTCCAGACACGGTCCACTGCGGACGCGAAGTCCACCGTGTCCTTTGCGGGCACCTCGGGTGCGCTTGGGTCGTCTCCCGTCCAGCGTCCAGGCGGTCTTCCCACGGGCTTCAGGAATTCCCAGGGCACCTACCATCGCATCCCCCAGTCTGCAGGGTGGTAGGAGGGTGAACGAGTTACTCATCACTCTGACGCGCCAACTGCTTCCACGTTTCCTTACACACCGTACACCGATAATACCACATCACGGACTCTGCATCAAGTTTGATGCCCTTGATGGAGGACTCCTTGCCCCGCGTGGGACAACTCGTGTTCGGACACACCATCGTCGTGAACGTCGGAAGCGTCGGATCGTACTCAATATACGGGTTGATAGAGTACTGTGTGGACGTATCCTGCTGGAGGCTGTGGTCGTAGACGATGGGATTGGCCTTCGTCACCTCTTCCTCATACGGGCACGACCTGCACTTGGTATAGGCCTTGCGCTTGCCATCCACCTCACGCTCCACCGTGTCAAACAGGAAGTTGGAACAGTCGCGGCAGAACTTCATTGTGCTTATCTTCTCGCAGGGAGTTTGTAGGTCCGTTTTCGTGCGTTCAAAACGGACGGCCGCCGGACCTTTTGTCTGGGGGGGTAGTATGGCGACTCGTCTGGACCTCTTTCTGAATGGAAACCCGAATGGAAAGACTGACCGCGAGAAGGTTAGCCGTCAGGTCACGGACAAGGACAAGCCCTTCAGCCTCTGGTCCTTCGAGAATCGCGAGAAGTGGATGATCACGGAGGACGACTACGACGAGTTCCTCCGTCTCTACTGCGCCGACCTTCGGAACTGCAAGGCTCGCTTCTTCACCGAGAAGTCTACGCCGATTGGTCAGGTTCGCGTTGACTTGGACTTCAAGTACAAGGGTCGCGTGGAGGAGCACAAGCACACCCAGGAACAGGTTCTGGCCTTCGCCAAGGCCTTCATGGACCAGCTCAAGCGCTTCCACGAGCTGCCCGAGAGCGTGGAGCTCTATGTCCTGGAGAAGGACTACCCGACCTACAGCAAGGCGGATGACATCTCCAGCTCCGGCATCCACATTCAGATTCCCGCGGTCAAGACCCGTGCAGACATTGAGCAGCAGCTTCGTCGGTCGCTCCTGAAGGAGATGGATGTCTTCTTCCCCGAGCTTGGGTGCACGAAGCCCTGGGACGACGTCTACGACAAGCAGCCGCTCTCGCACACGAACAACTGGCCGCTCCTCGGCTCCAAGAAGAACACGGACGGTGCGCTGCCCTACAAGATTCGCTACATCGTGGACTGGGAGCGTGATACGGGAGAGATGACAGTGGACGAGGACGTTCCCGAGGTCATCACGCCGGACCTCGTCAAGAAGCTGTCGGTCCGTTCTCGGAAGGAGGAGGAGACACCGCTGACCGAGTACGCGAAGGAGCACTGCCGCCCGCCCGCCGAGGCGCCGGTGACACGTGCGGCCTCGCGGGGTCGGACGATGGAGCGTGGACCGACGGACTCGCGGGGTTCGTCTCCAGGTCGTGGACACTATGTTGCACCGCTGACGGAGGCCTATCGCGACTACATTACGAGGCACGTGCGGAATCTCGGAGAGCATCGTCGCGATGGGACGCACGACGATTGGGTGGCGGTAGGACAGTGTCTGAAGAACATCCACCACGAGCTGGAGGACGTGTTCTTGGATTGGATTGAGCAGACGACCAAGCCGGGTCGCGCGACAAAGGCGCGGACGACCTGGAATGGGTTCAACTTGCGCGTGGAGGGTGACCGCCTGGGCATCGGAAGCCTGCGGAAGTGGTCGCTGGAAGACAACCCCGAGGGATTCAAGGAGATTGAGGCGAGCAATGTGGACCGCCTCGTGGAGATTGCGGCGGAGACTGTGACCGAGTATGACTTCGCGCAGGTCATCCACGCGAAGTATCGGGACGAGTTCAAGTGTGCAGACTTCAAGAACAACGAGTGGTTCCAGTATGACACGCACATCTGGAAACACACGGATTACGGCGTGGAGCTCCAGAAGCGCCTTCCGTCGGCCATCTCCAACCTCTTCGCGGACAAGGAGACGGCGATGCTGGCGACGATTATGACGCTGGGGCAGTGCGGACACGCGAAGGAGCCTGACCTGACCTGCGAGACCTGCAAGGCAGAGGCGAAGAAGAAGCTCTACTCGGCGGCTCGTCTCAAGCTCCGCCGCACGGGGTTCAAGGAGAGCGTGATGAAGGAGTGCCGTGTCCTCTTCTACGACAAGGAGTTTGCGGAGAAGCTGGACAACAACAAGCACCTCATCGCCTTCACGAACGGTGTCTACGACACGCTCACGCAGAGCTTCCGTCCCGGCCAGCCGGAGGACTGTATCAGCTTCTGCACCAAGGTGGAGTATCGGATGGACACCCAGTACCACGAGTTCGGGTGCTGGGACGAGCTGAAGCAGTTCCTGGAGAGCATCCTCCCACACAAGGTGGTGCGCGACTACTTCCTGCGGCATCTCGCGACCTGTCTGTCGGGTGTGTTCACGCAGCGGTTCCACATCCTCACGGGGTCTGGCTCAAACGGCAAGTCGATGCTGATGAACCTCTGTGCGACAGCGTTTGGCGAGTACTGCTACAAGACCAACGTGGCGATGTTCACTCAGAAGCGCGGCAAGGCCGGCGCTGCAAACCCGGAGCTGGTCCGGATGAAGGGCAAGCGGTTCGTGTTTATGTCCGAGCCGGACGAGGGTGAGCCGCTCTCCACGGGGTTCCTCAAGGAACTCACGAGTTCGGAGAAGGTCACCGGCCGCGATCTCTTCAAGGGGTCCAAGGAGATGGTAGAGTTCGACGTTCAGGCGAAGTGTCACCTGGCGTGTAACGACAAGCCGAAGGTGAACACGACCGACGGAGGCACGTGGCGCCGTCTCAAGGTCATTGACTTCCCGATGAAGTTCGTGGCCGACCCCAAGGGACCGAAGGAGCTCCCGATGGACGAGAGCATTATGCACAAGGTGCTGTCCCCCGAGTGGGCGGAGTGCTTTATGGCGTATCTCATTCATCTCCATCGCGAGGGGAAGGGCCTGACCAAGCTCTCTCCGCCGAAGGAGGTGGACTCGTACACGAACGACTACAAGGAGGAGTCGGACGCGATTGCGCGGTTTATGGGCGAGTTCTTCCACACGAATACGGAGACCGTCACGGACCCCAATGGGGGCTACGAGAGGGTGTCGTGGAGTGAGATTGCGACGACGTTCAAGGAGTGGAAGCGACAGAACGAGGTACAGGTGGGAATTCCGGAGTTGCGGAAGCGTGTGGAGGAGACGTATGGGAAGCTGCCGACGGGTGGCTGGACGAACTTCAGGTTCGGGACGGATTAAGCGCGGTGCCCCTTGCGATGACGACCGCCCTTGTACTTGCGGCGGGTGCTGCGGCGAGGACGGCGACGCGCACCCGTGGTCGGGGGCTGCGCGGTATCGGTCACGGGAGTCTCAGATGGAACCTCGGCAGCAGAGGACTCGCCAGCGCACACCTCATCCTTGGTCGCCTTGGCCTTGGCTGCAGCCTCATCAGCCTCCGTGGATGTCTTCGTGGCCTTCTCACAGCTCGGCTTGAACCAACTGCGGGGATCATACCACGCCCCGCCACGACGAGAGGTCTTGCGTGCCATTTGTAGAGAAGGACCTACTTTTTTACTGCGGGCCGCGGGAGGCGCCGATCTTGGAGAGGAAGTAGGTGCGGAGAATGCCGATGGTGAACACGACAATCACGAAGGAGACGAGGAGCTGAACGAGGGCGGAGAGGAGCTCACCGACCTTCAGGGTCGCACCGCCAATGCTGACGGTGTAGGTCGCAACACCCTTGCCCGCAGCGGCCGCGGGCGCGAGGATGGGCGCGATGATGCCGTCGGACAGCGCCGTGAAGAACTTGGACACCACCGAGCCAAGGTAAATCGCCGCCGTGATGATGATGAGGTCCTTGGTGTCGAGCATTTGTTTACCTTTCTCCTAGGACATTTTTCCGCCTAGACACAATGGACACTCGCTTCTGGGGACCGAGCGCGTGGCAACTCTTCCACCTCATCGCCTTCAAGTCGGAGCACCCCGACGACGTGCTGAACCAGATGAAGGACGTGCTTCCGTGTCGCTTCTGTCGTGAGTCCACGACGCAGTTCGTTAAAGAGCATCCCCTCCGTGGAGACCCCGGCAAGTGGCTCTACGACATTCACAATATGGTCAATGCCAAACTGCGGCGGCAGGCCAAGGAGGACCCGACGGTCGTGGACCCCGGACCCGACCCGTCGTTCGCGGAGGTCAAGGCGAAGTATGCCGCGATGAAGCCTGTCAACATCCCAGGCCGCGACTTTCTCTTTTCGGTTGCATCCAACTACCCCGAGGCTCCCGAGCCGCAGGATATGGCGACCCAGCGCACATTCCTGCACGCACTCGCCAAGGTCTACCCGTTTCAGCGGCTGCGAACTGTCTATGCGAAGTACCTTCAGGCTCACGAGCCGTCGCTCGGAAGCCGGAGGACCTATCTGAAGTGGATGTATGGCCTACTGAAGGCGCTGGCAGATGAGCTCAATGTGGAGCTTCCGTCCTATCGGGGATACGCACACCACGTCTCCTATTATAAAAGTGGCTGTTCCAAGAAAACCTATCACGGCAAAACCTGCCGGAAACTTGCGGGAGGGGGTCGGACCAAAGACCGTGACCGGACGAAGACCTACAGGGTCACGCACGAACGCCTGCTTTAATAGTTAAACATACCGCCGCGGCGAGTCTTGCGGCGACCACCGGCGAGGGGCTGGGGGGAGAGCGCGCCACCCTTGTAGGACTTCTTCGCAATCTTGAGAACCTGCTTGAGGGACTTGCCCTTGTTGGCGCGCATGGTCTTCTTCACGTGTGCGAGCCACTTGGAGCGCTTGCCTGCATTCTGTCCGTTCTCACCGTCCATTTTGTTTAGTGGGTGCGACTTTCTTTTGCGACGAACCCAGGGGGTCCGGACAAGAAGAGATTCCACTGACAGCCGAACGCAAGGGGTGCAGAGGGATTTCCGACAATCGTCTTGAAGCGGGGCTCGGGGGCGACGAGGACGATACCATCTTTGGTGAACTGCTTAAGCTCCGTGGGGTCGCGCGGCGAGATGGCCTGCTGGTAGGTCAGACGACGGACATCCGCGTCGTTCCAGTTGAGGTTGAGAAGGGACTCCAGGACAGTTCCATTGACAGTGCCGCCGGAGACAAGGAGCAGGGTGTTCGCGAGCTGGTCCAGCGGGGCCGTGCGGACGTTGGTGTCGGGGCTGAGGAACTTGCGCGGGATCGTGAGGAGGTGCTCGGCGACCTTGTCAATCGTCACCGTCCGGTCCGTATGAAGCACCATCGAGAGGATGAACGGGTCCTTGGACGGGAATGCATCATTCGCGATATCCACGCACACGCTCTCAAAGGAGACGTTGTCCACGGCCACGTTACTGCCTCCGGTTTGCGGGCTCGTGGCGACGACGGGCTGATCGCGCTCATCCGAATAAATATGGACCTCCAGAAGGCGAATCCCGCGACGAATCGCCTCTCGGTGGTCCTCAAAGACAGCGCCCGCTGCGATGTAGTCACACAGACGCCCCGTCCGAGGGAGAACCGGATGCTTTTGGGTCCACGTATCGTAGAGGAGGTAGACAAGAACCGCCGCCAACAGCGCAGCCAGAAGCGCTTTCATTGTTCTTTCTCGCGAGATTCCTTTGGCATCCGAAACAGGAAGTTACGAAACGCGTTCATCACATCGTCGGGGATGCGGGCGTCCATCGGAATCTCCAGGAGGCACGCGAGATGGAAGTACAGGCAGTAGACGCCACACTCTGAATCCCGATACTGATGGCGCGTCTTGTTGTAGGTGAGCTTCATCCCCTTCGCGTGCGTCTTCGTCGCATCCCACTGCTCCTTCCAGCGCTTCATCAGACGACGAATCTCGGGCTCAGGCGTCTGTGCATACGAGTCAAAATAGGTCATCCGAGGATACTCCAGCTCTGGACGGACGTCAGCGAAGACGGCCACCCAGTGCTGTCCCGGGCCGTCGTGTGGGTCGGTGTTGATGACGATACCGATGCGGTGCTTGCCCTTTTCCGCCAGCTTGGGGAGCTTCATCTCGCAGAGCGTAGAGACCAGGCACTCGTTCATCTCGGACTTCAGGTCAAAGTCCATCGGAAGCGAGCCAATGTAGTGGTAGTCGGGCACCATCTCCACGAAGAGCTTCTTCTCGGCGGCATCAATGTCGGTAGACGACAACCACTCGTAGCGATTGACGGTCCACTCCTTGGGAGCCTTGGGACGCTTCATCAGCGACGTGATGATGCACTCGGCTTGTCCGGTCTTGCAGTGGGCCCACATCCTGCGCTGGAGCTCCTCCCACGTGGCCTCGGGGTCTCCATCGGGAATCTTGGACTCGCGAGGATGCTCTTTCTCGTAGACCTCCTTGAGCCGTTTGACTTGGTCTTCGTCCAGCCACGACATCCTTGTTCAAAACGGATACTTTCCGCACGAGGAGGAGACAAGCACACACAATGGACTCTCTGGCTACCCCCCTTCGTCGCTACGTGGATATCACCAAGCGCCTGAATGAGCTGAATGCGAAGGCCCGCGAGCTTCGCGAGGAGCGCCAGTCGGTGGAGCTGGACCTGGCTGCGGTGTACAATGAGCAGAGGGGAGAGATTCCCCAGAAGATTGCGCTGAATCAGTCCAAGATGGTGTTCATGGTGAAGAAGCCAGGGGAGTGGAAGAAGGGCTGGACGCTGTCCAAGAAGCAGCTGGAAGAGTATCTGAAAGACATCCTACCCGAGCACGGGGAAGATGTCCTCCGCGAGATCGTGATCCGGCACGACCGGAAGATGACTGCGACGGACTATGCGTTTGACCTGAAGCCCTTTGACGATGACGAGACGACTACTTAAGAGGAATGGCAGGAGGACGAGGTGGAGGAGGTGGAGAGTGAAGGCACTGATGCATTTGTCTGACAAGATCCTGAAGTTGATTAACGACCTCCTGTGTCTGAGCAAGATTCTGCTCAGGCAGAAACCCATACTGAACCCGCGTCAGCTGCGCGACGACGGACCGGTTCACCTCTATGGCACGCATCGCGAGATTCGTCAAGGGCTTCACCATCAAGAGCGCGAGTATGGTATACAATGACACAATTTTTCACGTGAAAACCGACCTACGCGGGGCAAGCGAGACACTCTCAAATGGACACCTACTGCCCCTACAATCCGAACAATCGGTTCTTCAAGGAGGCCGACATTCATCGCATTCTCCATCGCTACGGGTTGCCTCACTATCGCGTGCAGAAGCCCGCGGTCTTCCAAACCGCAATGGTCCACACCACCTACGTGCGGCGGACGGAGTATACCACGCCTGACGGACGTCCTGCGCAACTCGCGCCGTGTCCTCCGGGTGTTATGCCGCTACAGGATGAGTCCTACGAGTGTCTGGAGTTCGAAGGCGATAGTGTTCTGGGGGTCTGTGTGGCCACGTATCTGCGCCGGAAGTATCCGGAGCGGAAACAGGGCTTCTTGACGGATGCGCGCAAGGAGCTCGTGAACAATGAGCGGATTGGCGTGTTGTCCAAGGAAATCGGGTTGAACAAGTTCTACGTCATCAGTCGGCACAACGAGGAGTCGGCGGCGATTGACGGACGGAACAATACGAAGAAGCTGGGGGACATCTTTGAGGCGTTCTTAGGTGCGCTCTGGGCGGATTGTGGTCATCGGTTCCACGTCGTCTACGCCTTCGTGGTCGCGGTGCTGGAAGCTCATCTAGAGATTGAAGAGGTGGTAACGTCGGCCACGAACTACAAGGACCTCTTCCAAAAGCACTGTCAGAAGGTCCTCGGGTGCACGCCGACCTACGTGATGCTGGCGAATGACCCGAAGACGGGGATTCGGGTGGCGGTCTGCGATGCCTCAGGAACGCATCTTGCGTACGGAGCGGGACCGACGCGAAAGAAGGCGGAGCAGGCGGCGTGTCGAACGGCGCTTGAGCGTGCGACGGCTTGAGCCTGAGGGAGGACCCTGACCCGAGGGAGACGGCTGGGGTGCGGGCGGAGGCGGAGGAGGCGGAGGCGGAGGCGGAGGCGCTGGGGCAGGTGGGCGATTGCCGCGGCGGGTACGGCGACGTCCCGCAACGGAGGGCAGAGGAGGCATTGACTGCATCCGTGTATTGAGGGTTGTCAGAAGCTGGTTGACGTCATCCAGTGTGCGATTTTCATTTGTGGCAACAGGGGACACGAGTTCGTAGTAGTCTCGCACCACAATACGCATCGGGGGTGATGCGTATTCTCCACTCGCAAGTGCCGCTGCGCCATCGTTGTAGAGCCCTTGAAGTCCGGCGAGAATTGTGTTCATCAGCGCATCTTGGTCGGCTGCAGGTTGCGAGCGAGCTGCGGTAATCTGGGCTTGCCACTCCTCAAAGGAATTGAAGTATCCTCCGCGCAGTCCACCGGACTCCGTGCGATTGATAGGACCAGTGGCGGGCTGCGGGGCGGACCGCGGACGCCGAATCCGAACGATTGGAGGCGGCGGAGCTACAGCTGCCATTTGTCTTACCTGCGACGTTTTTGCGTCACAAGACGGCCCTTCCGGTAGCGCTTGATGGTGCGGCCACGAGGGAACAGGATGGACTTGGTACAAATCGCAATGGCCGCGGACTCGGGGTTGGACCCCTTGCGCGCCTTGACCGTCTTGCGCACGGCCTTCACGCAAGAGCCGAACTTGGCCGATTGTGTGCGACGCTTCCCTGCGAACAGGTTCCCAAAATTAAAGAGTGCAGCCCCAGGCGCGCGACGCAGAGGCGGCGGCTCCTCTGCAGGACGCATCAGACGGCCGAGAAGGTCTGCAAGATAGGCCTGGGCGTGTCGGCGAATGTCAGGAGAGTCCCGACGGGCGGGGTTCCGAAGGTCGGCCTGATAGGCCTCAAGGGCGGGTCGGTCTGCGTGCCCCTCGGGGAGCTGGTCCAGAATGTCATCAATAATGTTGTCCATCGTGCCTGCATCCCCGGGAGGGTCTCCGAGGTCGGCCAAGAGCTCAGCATACGGCTTCGGCATCCTTTTCTCTTCCTCTAGAAAATGGCAGACAAGGAGACCAGCTCCAGCGAGCCCGAGTGGACGAAGGGCATCAAGAGCGAGACGATTTGCCAGTACTTCTACGTGCTGTTCTTCATCATCGCCGTCCTCACGGGTCTCGTCCTTCTCTGGGACGTGTACACCGTCTACCGCTTTCCCAAGTTCGGCTGGATTGCCGTTCTCCGCACCCTCCCGACCCTCCTCATCGCCGTCCTGAACACTCTCTTCCTCTATATCCTCTGCGCGCGGAGTCTACTGAAGTAGAAGTTTTCCTTCTGAAGGTATAAAGACATGGGTGGCGGTCTCCTTCAGCTTGTTGCCTACGGCGCGCAGGATGCCTATCTCTCGGGCACTCCCCACATCACCTTCTGGAAGATTCTCTACAAGCGTCACACGAACTTCGCGATGGAGGCGTTTCGTGTGAACTTCACCGGCGCCCCCGTCTACGGCCAGCGTCTCGTCGCTACCGTCAACCGCAACGCCGACCTCATCTGGAAGACCTATGTGGAGGTCACCCTCCCGAACACGGATGGTACGGGCTACGCAACCGATATCGTTTGGTCTGCAGGACACCAGCGTCGCCTTGGCTATGCGCTCCTCCAGCAGGTTGAGGTGGAGATTGGTGGCCAGATCATTGACCGCCACTACGGCGAGTGGCTCTACCTCTGGGAGACCCTCACGGCCGACTACAACACGGCGTGGAAGCTCGATGCGATGGTCGGTGGGGAGTACTCCGGCAACGTCTCCGCCATCACGACTGCAGATGCGTGTGGCGGCCGCCCCAAGGTGCTCTATATTCCCCTCCAGTTCTGGTTCAATCGCAACCCTGGTCTTGCGCTCCCCCTCATCGCTCTCCAGTATCACGAGGTGCGTTTCAACATCACCCTCAACGACGCTGTGAACCTCGTGTCTGCGAACACCCAGGCGTCAACGACCACGGTCAGCTATGCGGCGTCGCAGCTCCCTGCGATCAAGGACATGGCGCTCTACATTGATTACATCTATCTCGACGTGGAGGAGCGCCGTCGCTTCGCCCAGGAGAGCCACGAGTACCTCATTGAGCAGCTCCAGTTCGAGGGCCAGCAGCAGGTCACGACCTCCTCGGGCCGTCTGGACCTCACCCTCAACCACCCCATCAAGGAGCTCATCTGGGTCTTCCAGGACGCGCGCCTGACGGACTGCGGCGATACCACGCTCTCGGGCATTCCCTTCACCGCCGCGATGAACAACAATACTGCGGGCACGGGTGGGTTTGGTGGTCTCCCGACGGGAACGGCGTTCTCGTATACCCAGCCCTTCACCTACAGCGACATCGTCAACCGCGCGCGCCTCCAGATCAACGGCCAGGACCGCTTCGACGAGCGC